CTCTATCAAAGTTTGCAATGATCTGGCCATCTCGCTTTAGCATCAGTTTTGAAATCCTACCCTCATCAATGCCGTAAGGGGAGCATAAGTCAAAGCTTTTGATCCAGTAGTGAATGGCTCTGTTTTTGACTTCGATTTTACCTTCTCTCCACATGGTCTAAACCCTCCTTAAATCCTAACTAAGATTGCCGGTAGCATTTGCTTTTCGCCAGTCTGCCAGTCGGTGTAGCTTGTCTTAACCTTGGTAAGTCCGTCCATCCTGCAGCCGTGCTTTTCAAATTCGGCTAGGGTTGCAATCAGCCCTGAGAAGGTGCTGGAAATGGTGATGTGGTCGATTCCATAGGCTCTGCAGGCTTTAACAATGGGTTCAATGTCGTAATCCCAAATGACCTCAGAAAAGTCGATGGTGTCGTTTCCTGCTTCCTTGCTTCTTTCGTAGGCCCAGTACATGGTGCTGTTGATACCAGACTCCTTAAAATTTGCGCCAGTTGCCTTGGCTTCTTCAAATGCTTTGATTTCTTTCATGTTCTCATCCTCCATTTAGTGTGGTTTTGTTTTGGTATTACATATATCACTCTAAACGAGAATAATAGCAAGTCATTTCTGTAGTTATAGAGCAGGTTTCTGGTTTAGAGGCTAATCTTCAATCCCACAGTAGCGTGGATAGTCGTAGCCCTCAGGATTGGTGAGTATCTTTTCACCGGTGTCTTTGTTAATGACCCTAGTGCATCGCAGCTCACCTTTTTCGTTGGTCCCACCATCTGACTTCTTGATCCAGGGCTGATCCTCTAGAAAATCACTGGTGAACTTCTTGAACTCTGAATCACTGAGTTCAACTTCTCGAATCACAGTGTAATCAGAACCAATGACGCCATCTTCCTTTGCTTTTACAGTTGCTTCTTGTAGTTCCTTAAGGTTGTAGAACTTTCGACCAAATAATGCCTTCATTGCTATGCCTCCTCCCTGGACTTTTCATCAATGACCTTGCAGGAATCAATGCCGTAAACCACATTCAAGCTACTGCCGTTGTCCCACTGAACCATGATGGAGCCTGTGTCATCCACGCCCCATACGGTGCCTTTTGTGCCCGTTGGCGGTGCTTGCGCATCATCCATCCAAAGGAGCTGGACCCTGGCGCCAGCGGGGTACTGCTTGCGCAGGTGGGCCAGTCTTTCTTTACTGATCGGTTTCACTGGGAGCACCTCCTTTGAAGGCACTGCTGCCTGAAAGGTGTTGAAGGAGAATCTTTCTGTGGGTTTTGAATTCTTCTCCAATAAATCCGAGGCGGAGAAGGAAGCACCTAAATGCGTATTTCTCATTATCGACTTCTTTCTCTTTTATGGTGATTCTCTTTTGGGTTTTCGCCATCTCACAAAGCTTTGTTATGAACTGGGAGTAGGCTTTTATCTCATCTGGATTTGGCAGCTTTGAAAACCAAGGGAAGCTAATGCGTTCTTCGTCGGCTTTAATGGGAAGTGCTTCCACATCAAGTGCTTTCCTAATAAGGTTGCCTTTCGCATCTAGAAGTTTGGCTAGCTTTTCCAGGTCTTCATCGGAAAGAGCGTCTTTTGGTATCTGGATGATGAGTCCCGTTTCCTCAAGTTCCGCTTCAGCAAGAGCGGGTTCATCTACCTCAGCTTCAAACCCTGCATCTTGTAGCTTTTTCATCAACGTCTTGATATTGTCCTGATCCAATTCGTTGTCAAAGGTTAGCTCTCCGTCTTTTCCGATGTGGTAGGGTCCGACCTGGTAAGCACAAGATGGAACTCCCAGGTATTTTGAAGGAACCTCTGTGATTTCACTGATGAGCTTCACCAGCTGTTTACGTTCGTTACCGGTTACGTTGTAATTGATTTTCATGGTTTTGACCTCCTTGTTTTTTGCTTACTACATATATCACTCTAAGTGATGTTAATAGCAAGTCTATCTTTCGATAGTTGTGTTATTTATTTTCAGGGAGGTCGCTGTAGCGGTATTCTTTGCCATCACGAACTAGATATACATCATCTGAAGTCTGTGATCCAGAAATAAATCTTTCAACGATAACATCACAGAACTTCTCATCAAGCTCAATGGTGTGACAGATTCGCTGGGTCTGATCGCAGGCAATGAGGATACTGCCAGAGCCACCAAATGGATCGAGGACGATGCAGTTGCTAAGACTTGAATTGAGAATAGGATGGGCCACAAGAGCCACTGGTTTCATAGTTGGATGAGAACCATTCTTCTTAGGTTTCTCAAATTCCCAGATGGTGGTTTGCTTTCGATCGGCATACCAGTTGTGCTTGCCTTTCTTCTTCCATCCAAAGAGCACCGGTTCATGCTGCCACTGATAAGGGGACCGACCAAGAACCAACGATTGCTTTTTCCAGATGCAGGTGCCGGAGAGATAGAATCCAGCTTCAGAGAATGCCTTTCTAAAGTTCAGCCCTTCCGTATCTGCATGGAAAACATAGATGGAAGAATCCTGTGTCATGACAGCTTCCGTATTGGTAAAGGCAGCCAGTAGGAATTCATAGAAAGCAGAATCACCCATGTTGTCGTTTTTGATTTTACCGGCTGAGCCTTCATAGTTTACATTGTAAGGGGGATCTGTCACCACAAGGTTTGCCAGCTTTCCATCCATGAGAAGCGTGAAGGTTTCTGCCTTTGTAGAATCACCGCAGACCAGTCTATGGGGACCCAGTTTCCAAACATCACCAAGTTTTGTCATGGCGGGTTTTTCCAGCTCTGCATCCACATCAAACTCATCATCATGTATGCCTTCCTTCAAGGAATCCTTAAACAGGTCATCCAGTTCAGAAGGATCAAAACCAGTAAGGGAAACATCGAAATCCGCACCCTGCAGATCAGCAATAAGAAGAGCTAGCTTATCCTTATCCCAGTCGCCACTGATTTTATTTAGGGCAATGTTGAGGGCCTTTTCTTTATCTTCATCCATCTCGATGACCACACACTCAACTTCATTCATTCCCAAATCCAGGAGCACTTTTAATCTCTGGTGGCCTCCTACAACTCTGCCAGTGGTCTTGTTCCAGATGACTGGTTCAACATAACCAAACTGCTCAATGGAGCGCTTGAGTTTATCGTATTCTGCATCCCCGGGTTTTAAATCCTTACGCGGATTATAATCAGCGGGGAGCAAGAGCTTAGTTTTTAGTTTTTCAATCTTCATATCTTTCCGCCGCCTTTCTTAGGTTTAGATTGAAGTCCACGTTCTCCCAAGGGAAGAGAGAAGAGTTGAAATGTCCGTAGGTCGCTGTATCAGAGTAGATTGCATTTCGAAGGCGCAGCTTTTCAATGATAGCAGCTGGACGTAAGTTAAAAATCTCTTTTACCAGTTCACTTAAATCTTCGTCACTGATTTTCCCTGTGCCAAAGGATGTCACATTAACTGCTACTGGATTTGCTTTTCCGATGGCATAAGAAATAGCGACCTCGCATTTATCAGCAAGCCCGCTCCAAACAATATTCTTAGCAATGTACCTGGCCATATAGGCACCGCTTCTATCAACCTTAGTTGGATCCTTTCCGCAGAGGGATCCGCCACCATGGGAAGCCAGACCACCATAAGTGTCCACCATGATCTTTCTGCCAGTCAGCCCAGTATCAGCAGCAGGTCCACCTTCAACAAATCTGCCTGAAGGATTGATGAGAATTTCCGTATCATCATCCAGTGGGAAATCCTCGAAGCACTGCCAGAGCACGTTGTTTAAGATATCTGATTCTAGCTGCTTTTGGGTTTTATCTTCGTGGTGCTGAACAGAAACTACCACAGTCTTAACGCGGATAGGTTTATCCCCATCATACTCAACAGTGACTTGCGCTTTACCATCTGGCAGAATGCCTTTGATGATTTTTCCCTTGCGACATTCATCAATGCGCTTAACGATTCTATGTGATAGAAGTAAAGGTAGAGGAAGCAGTTCACGGGTTTCGTTGGTAGCATAGCCATATACCGTGCCTTGATCATCAGCACCGATGGAACCGTATGGATCAACTATTCCATTTCTTGCTTCAAGTGCTGTATCTACACCAGCAGCGATATCTACACTTTGATGATGTACAAAAACAAATACTGTAAATCTCCAAGGATTGTATCCCACCTCACGAAGTACATTTTTGACGATAAGTCGGATGTTAATTTTTTCGCTGCAGGTGATCTCGCCCGCCACGATGATTTTCCCTTTAGTAGCCATGACCTCACAGGCCACACGTGAAGCTTTGTCTCTGCGAAGGCAAGCATCCAAAATGCTATCAGCGATTAAATCAGAAAGCTTATCAGGATGTCCCTTGCAGACACTTTCTGCGGTTCTGTAGTTTTTACTCATATCATTATCTCCCATCTGTTTTATTTGCCCCTTCGAGCAGAAAGAAGTCTTTCCATCACATCATCCTGAGGATTTGCTCCTTTGTAATCGCCAGTACAGTTTTCTTTTACGATCTGGAATATCTCAAACCACAGACGATTGGTTTGGTTCATGTAGTTCTGACCCATGGATACATAAGGACTTTGAATGGCATTTCCTGTGGTGGGGTGCTTAGCAAGAAAACCATATTCAGTAATAGCTTCTTCACATTGAATCCACCTGGCAACACTCATGGAATACCGTTCAAGGAGCTGTGGAGAAACCAGAGCAGCGCAGCCACGCTTATCTAGCCACTGCCATGTGGCTTTGTAGATTTCACCAGCCACCAGAGCCTTCCCATCTTTTTGAATGGCTTCAAGCATCTTATTTGGTTCAGGCATTTCTTGTCCCTCAAGGTCTGCAGTATCGGAAAACTCCATCACTGTCAGTTTCCTGCCACCGAGATTACCTTCGGCTATTTTGTCAGCCAGAGGTTTCTTTTTTGCCCCTGCACCAACACGAGCGCCACCTCTGTTCGTACCGTCTTTTGCCAATGATCACACCTCCTTTACAAAGTGGGGGCTATACCCCCGTTTGAATCTGCGTTTTTTAACACGACACCCCAGCCCGCTGTCCAGAATTTTTAGTTGTAGGGATTTTACCTCCCCCAGCGGTCGCCACTCTCAGCAGTGATCTTTGAGTGACATGACTTACAAAGCGCCATCAGGTTACTGGTTTCATTGCCGCCGCCTTTGGAGAGAGGGAGGATGTGGTGCACTTCTTCAGCAGCTTTAATCCTTCCGTTCCTATCACACTCCTCACAAAGAGGATGGGCTTTGATGTAGCGGTCCCTGATCCGTTTCCAGGACCTGCCGTAGCGCTTGTTGGATGCAGGGTCTCGTTGGTACTTGTTGTAGCGTTTTATTACCACCTTCTTATGCTCGGCGCAGTATTGCTCGCTGTCTGCAAGCCGACCGCAGCCTGGGTAAGCACAAGGACGCTTAGGTTTGTATGGCATGGGTTCACCTCCTTTTGGGCATAAGAAAAGCCCTCGTGGGGTGTTCCCATGAAGGCTTGTTTACATTGTGGCTCACTTTATATATAAGCACACACCGTAGGTATCATTCTATGTTAATTGGTATCCATCTAATCAAAGATACCTGTTTTCAATAGAATTTCTTTGTGGGGCTTACATTCCTTGCAGACATAGTGTCTGTCCCGGAGATAGTTTAAGGATCTTACTTCATCACCACAGAAGCGGCAGTGGGGGAAGTAGTAGGTCATCCTTCCAGTTTTAGAGATTCTGATGTTGTCTTCTTTAGCTTCACGGTAGCTCATTTTTAGTAACCTCCATTTTACATATAATCACATGGGGTGGGTATCATTCTATGGTTTTAGGTATCCTGGTTTAAAATCTTACTGCAAACTTCCAAGGCGGCGTTATGCATTTTGTAGAGATGGTGGATGGTGTAGCACATATCCACTGCAATCTTTTCCCAGGTTAGAAAACAAAGGTAGCGTTTCTCAAGAAGCGTCTGGTACTCAGAGTTTTCTATGGACTTGATGATGGTCATAATTTCACGTTTAGTATCTACAAGACTAATGATGTCCTGATTGATCTCTTCCTGCAGGTCGATGATTCTGGCAATCACATCAGCCATCGTTGATGTTGAGCGGTTCGGATTTCTTGGCATTGCACTCAAAGTCGATGTGGCTCTTGTGGCCAGTGCATTTAAAGATTCCAATTGTTCAAACTTACTACGGATCCGATGGTCAATGCGATAAGCTTTTGAGAAGTATTCTCTTGCGTTTTGTTTATTCATATCAGCCCTCCGAATATTTTAGATTTCACTCGGATTGGCGAGGATTGTCATAGGTTGTCTTAGATTTTCAGATCTGCCTTTACGGCATTGATTAGTGCAGCTTGGGTGCTGTTCTTTTCTCTGAGTGCTTTAAGGATACGGCCATCGATGGTGTCCTTGGTAATAATGTGTTGAACAACGACGGTATTTTCTGTTTGTCCCTGTCTCCATAGACGGGCAGTGGTCTGCTGGTAGAGTTCCAGGCTCCAAGTAAGACCAAACCAAATGAGAGTGGAACCGCCCTGTTGAAGATTAAGTCCATGTCCGGCAGAAGCGGGGTGGATTAAAGCTACTGGTAATTCACCACTGTTCCAGCTCCTAATGCTTTCAGAAGAATCAAGGCGAGAGAACTTTATTTTATTTTGTTTCAGCCTTTCTGTGATGCGCTCAAGATCATGCCTAAACCAATAGGCAACCAGGACGGGTTTTCCATTAGCGGCTTCGATTAGATCTTCTAATGCATCAAGCTTTCTGTCATGAATCCCTATAATCTCTTGGGTATCGGAGTAGACAGCTCCATTGGCCATTTGAGACAGTTTACCAGAAAGAGAAGCAGCATTAGCAGCGGTGATATCTCCACCGGGAAGCTGAAGGACCAGGTCACGCTTTAATTCTTCATAGCGTTTAAGTTCTGGTTCTGAGAGCTTTACTGGATACTCTGAACTAATGAGTTCTGGCATCTTCAAATGGTCAGTGGATTTCATGGATATGGTAATGTCTGAAATCTGTCGGTAGATGGCATCCTCTGCAAAGGGTAGAGGCTTGTAACTAAAGATGATCTGGCCATTACGCTTATCTGGAATAAAGTAGTCGTCTCGATACTTGCCTATGAATCTTCCAAGGCGTTTACCCATATCCAGAAGCCTAAACTCAGCCCATAAATCCATGAGTCCGTTTCCAGTAGGAGTACCAGTTAAACCCACCACTCTTTTGATGTGGGGACGGACTTTCATCAAGGCTTTAAATCTCTTAGCCTTGTGATTCTTAAATGATGAAAGCTCGTCGATAATTACCATGTCATAGTTAAAAGGGAGACCGCTGTCCTCCACAAGCCACTGAAAGTTTTCTCTGTTGATGATGTAGATATCGGCTTTCTTCATAAGTGCAGCTTTTCTTTCTGCTTCACTACCAACAGCCACAGACCAGATGAGATGATCTAGGTGTGACCATTTCTCTAGTTCTTGGGGCCATGTATCTCTTGCCACACGAAGAGGGGCAACCACCAAAACTTTATGAACCTTAAAGCTGTCAAAGAGTAAATTGCTTATGGAGGTGAGGGTCAGCACAGTTTTTCCTAACCCAAGCCCATATCAAGAAATATTGCAGCAATAGGATTATTTTCGATGTAGGCACTTGCGTATTGCTGATAATCATGTGGTATGAACTTCATTTGGCATCACCTCCCATGTCGGATAATATTTTCTTTATTCCTGCTACGCTATCAAGCACATAAACCTTGAAGCCAAGATCACGAAGGAGCTTATGTCTTGCCAGTTGTAAAGGTCGAGGCTTATTCCCAGGTGCTTTGACTTCAACAAAAGCAACGCTACCTCCGGGAAGAAGGATTAACCTATCCGGCATGCCATCAAAACCTGGACTGGCAAACTTTGGTGCAATGCCACCCATGCTTTTTACGGCCAGTACTAACTTTTGCTCAATGGCTTTTTCATTCATAACTCATAGATCCTTTCTACTGGATCCACAAGGTCAAAGGCAGCGTAGGTAGCAGCTAGAAAGCTTGTGATCGGCCTTCCTTTATATTTCCATATGGATTTCCCATTACAGCTGACGCCATAGTGGTTCTGGTTGAATCTGCTTTGCTGAATATTGACCCAGTTGTCTTGGTATTTAAGACTAAACCCACCATAGCGGTTTTCTTTCCATCTACGGTTTGGGAAGTTACTTCTTCGTTTTGCCCGATTTTTCATGAGACGCTCACGTTCTTTAGAAGCAAGGACATCGCCTTCCATGATACCGGCACATATGCAGCCAACCTTTATGTCTTCAAAGTAATCATCATGATGCATCACATGAACAAATCTGACTCTACTGCAACCACAAAGTTCACAGGTATAAAGGCCATCACTGGAGTTTTCATCTTCAATATCAATCACATCATCACAATACCAACCATCCAGTGGGGCATTCCATTTTCTTAGTTGCCTTTGACACCTAGCAATATATGCAGAGTTGACTTCGTTATTTTTCATTTCATTGACCTCCTTAGTTAAGCTGTTCCTATAACCCAGAAATCCCTTACGCGCGCAAATGTGCGTATTTCGAGTCTTACTGGTATTATTTTTTATATTTCTAATTAGATAAAGATGTTAGGAACACAGGAACAAAACTTATGTGGGGGCCTAGCGGCGGCCCCTTTGGGTTGTTCCTGAAAGTGTTCCTATCCTGATATTCCAGGAACAAAACCTGTTCCAGGAACAGTTCCTAGAATTAGCTGTTTCCAGGAACAGACCTGGGAACAGACTTAGGAACAAACATGTACTGTGGTCCATAGAGGGTAGTTCTATCTTTTTTCGGTAGACGTTCCCAGTCCAGTTTTATGAGAATGGCAGAGAGTTCATTGGAGTCGGTGCGCTTAAGATTTGACCGATCCTTACCAAAACACTCACACCAGATTTCCATATTGCAGACGCTTTGCCTCTTATTGGTGCCAGTGCGACCAATGCCGCCAAGCTCAACACCACTTAAGAAGTTTCTTCTTTCGAAGAGATCCATCTGTTCCCAATCATCCGGGAGCAGTGTATCCAGGTATTCTCTGACCAAACCTTCACGTTCATCAGACTCCATGGCATCACGTTGTTCAACCTTGGCCAGCTGCTCCATGGAGGAGTCCAGATAGAGTTTTTCGCCAGCCTTGACGTATACCAGAGCCTCAGCCCAAATCTGCTGGATCTCTTCAGCGGTAATCTGCCAGGAGTGTTTACTGCCACCACCGGGAGTCTTCACAGGCCAGAAACGACGATTTCCCGTTGTATCTCTAAGGTAGCCGGACTCTGCGTTGGTGGTACCGAAGAAGATGCACTGGCGCTGGTGAGGGGTTGCACGTTTTCCAAAAGCCGCACGGTAGATATCATTCTGCCTTGAGAGGAAGGAACGCAGAGTTTCCACTTCAGCTTTTCTAAGACCTGCCAGCTCACCAATCTCCAGAATCCAGTAACCTTGAAGTTTCTCTGCAGCTGTTTTGTCTTTGGTGTCTCCAAGATTTAAGCTGTCGGAGAACCATTCGCCAGCGAGCTTTGAGATGAGTGTACTTTTACCGACGCCTTGCGGCCCGTTTAAGACGAGCATGGAGTCAAATTTACACCCAGGATTCTGAACACGACTGATGGCCGCGCACAAGGTTTTTCTTGTAACAGCACGGACGTACTTATTGTCATCAGCACCGAGATAATCAATGAGCAAGGTATCTAGTCTTGGTACTTTGTCCCATTCCGGTAAAGAGTCCAGGTATTCTCGTATGGGGTGGTAGGACCTATCGTCAGTGACTTTGGCGACTGCAATTTGATAGTTTCTTTGCGAGAAGGTCCCGTAGTTGGAGTCAATATAGCTGATAAGCTGAGCATCATCTGCGTCCCGCCAGTATTTTGATGGGTGGTTCCAAGGGACGCTACCTTTGATCTCCATACCATCAAGCTGCTGATTAAATACCAATGCTTGTAGATTAGGATCATTCTGTAGAATAAGCGTGATGTTGTGTAGATTGTTTTTTAGAACCGTAGAGCGGGGTTCATATTCCAACCTTTTCTGCCAATCCGTATCCTCATCATCAAAATCATCCATAGCACGGGCTTGCCTTTCTTGAACCAGTAGAAGCTTTACCTGTTCATCCTTTGAGGCAAATTCTGTCATGGCCTTGTAGGAAGGAAGCTTTGCTATAGGTGTTTCTTCTGAATGCTTATCATCAAGGTTTCTAAAATGGTGGAGCCTCACAAGGTCAAATGCATTGAGGAGCTTTCCGCATAATGGATCGGTGGCGTGATGGGAGTAGACAAACTTGTCATCATGAACCACCACGCCTGCAGCGCTATCAGCGGGGATGTAGTCATATCGTCCCGGCATAGCTGAAGGCTCATAAACATCAGATAGAAAAGCTGATATGGCATCTGTGATGCTATAGGTCCTACAGAAAGCCCCAACAATTCCTGGCTTGGAAAGTGGATCAGCTTGTTCAGCGATACTTTGTTTTTCAACTTCTGACTGACGAGAGGACACTGGCCAAGTAGATGCATCTTGCCAATCATCATATTTGGATAGATAATCGTCTGGGTTTAAGAGATCCCCATCTTTTTCTTTGTACAGAAATTCTCCGTTTTGCGATGTGGAGGGCCAGTACATCAATCGATGGGGTTCATAGGTACTGTCATCAAAGAGATCAATGCCGACTTCCTTGGCCACCATTCTTGCCACAGCGGGATATTCAGCTTCACTCACTTCACGAGAGAGTGGAATAACAAGTCTGATTCGAGGATATTCGGGCGTGTGCTTATGGGTAGAGTAAGCGCAGCACTTATATGGAAGATGGGCGATGGTGTCATCCCAAATACCGGGCTTGCCATAATCCATATCAAGGAGGATCATGGAGCGGCACAGTACGTTACCTTTTTTACGACGACCATCCCGTAGGTGGCCAGCCACATAACCACCGACGTCTTTGACGGAAGCTTGCTGGTCTTTAGACATTTTTCTGTATTCTTCTATGGTCTCAGTAGTACGAATGGTGGAGCTAACTCTGGTGCAAAAGTCCTCCCAAGAGATCTCGTTGTTTTTCCACTTTTTATCCATACGACTGTTGCCGTAAGAAATCTTCATTTACAAAACCTCCTTACACTGAGATGAAAAGTAGCGAATTGGGTAGTTCTTACGTTTTGCCCAGTTGATCTCTGCTCTCATGCCGGAGGAAATGTGATTCCCAAACACCCAAACCTCGGAGCACTTTGACATCAGTACATTTCCAAAGAACAAACCTAGTTCTCGTTCATCAGGATCACTGTCATCAAGAAACTGAGTAAAAAGTAGATGCGGAGCGATAGGGATGTACCCCATCGCAACCGCGAACCTACTATAGCGTCTGGCAGAGTCTGTGTTTCTTTCAATATCACCTGAATAGGGTGAGCAGATATACACAAGTGGACGAAAGGTTCTAGCAGCCTTTTCTCTTTGCTCAATTTTAGTTAAGGCATCATAAGCTGTGGGATCGTAGTAACCTTCAGCGTTGAATTTATCGATTCCCATAACATCAGCCTTGCCTTTCATCTAATATTGATTTGCTGCACTCAGGACAGAAAATAGCAGTTCCATAAAGGTCGCTTTCTCCATCACTAAATAACTCCGAGATGTCTACACAGATTTCAACACCGCAATCTGGGCAGGTGGTAAAGACATTGTCATCGTGGATCTCTAACCTGATTTCCAATGAGTCGTTGATTGTTTGCTTCACATAGAACATATTAATTACCTCCATTTCTTGAAGGCTTAAGTGCCTTCTAATACTCACAGGACAGAAAACTCTCCTGTGAGTAATAAAGGACTAATCTTTTTTGTATTATCCTCAAGTTTTCATTATCCTCAACTTTTTCATAAATCTTTAATTTACA